TTATTTTTTTATTAATTTTTTTCATTTTTTCCCCCTTCCATTATCATATTAATAATCAGTTCCGTAATTATAGTGTTTTTTTAATTTTCAAGCCATGTCCGAATTTCGTTGATTTATTAGTATTTCTACCTATTTTGAAAACCCAATCAAATTTGTTGCAATTTTATAGGTGGGTAACAAAAGGGTAACAAATAAATTGTTTCTATAACTCAAAAAATTCTTCTATTAAAACTTTGGATTCTCGTATATTATAACCTAACTCTTTACATTTTTTAATCATTTCAAGTATTATTTTTTCTTTCTTATTATATTTTTTACTTAATTTTTTTACTACACTTAATATTTCACCTTTCATAAACAATCCATCCCTTCTTTTGTAAATTATTTTATAATTCACTTTCAAAGGGTTATAATCTTTGCTTATTATAATATTCTTTTTGTTTTTTGTAAATATTTTTCTTCGACAAATTTCGACTTTTTTCGTTGCTTCATCTTTTGCTACTTTCATTTCTACCTCTCTCCTTTTTTTCTTCTTTGGAGCTCCTTTGATGAAATAATTGTATATTAGATTTTACTTAAATGTTAAAATATTTTACGAAAACGCTTCTTTATTTTATAAAACTCGTTTTTTGTCGACCTCTTGGTTTTTAACTAAAATGTGCTACATCTATTGTAGCACTAAGGTTCCAGTATCATATAAGTCCGTTATTTTTTTACCAAGAGTTTCCGCTATGACTAACATCTCTATAAATAGTATTTTATCTACATCTGCTTCTATTTTTGCTAGTCTATGTCTTTCTATTCCTGTACTTTCTGCTAGTTCATTTAGTGATACTCCCATTTTCTCTCGTATTTCTTTTATTTTTAATTCTACTGTCATAAAAACACCTCTAGCTTATTATTACTAGAAGTGTTTGGTTTTATTCAACCTATAAAAAAAGTGAAGTAAGTGCCACTAACACAAACTCCAAATCAAATGCACACAAGTAGGGATTTATCCTTACTCTTATTTATTTTATTCTTTATAATTATTTTTATCACATGTATTTCTATAAAGTCAATGCTTTTATCTAATGTTACACAACTTTCAAATTTGTGTAATAAAATTGTAACATTTCTTTTTATTCATGTCAATATTGTATCATCAATTTTTCCAAATTTCAAGATTATGAAAAGCACCATTTTTATTGAAATATATCTAAAAAGTGGCTTTTCAGAATCGATTTTAAGCCGTTTTTATTTTTGATTAATATAATTTCTTTATGGGAATTTATCAAAAATCACTGTTATCTTTGTCAAATTTCATATTAACATATATTCGTTGTTGTATATAACAGTTATAAGTGGTTTTAACTCCTTCAAGTTAGGTTCATCAATTAGGTATGAATCTACCAAAAGAAAATTTGAAATTTATCCAAATCACACTGATTCAAATAAATCTCAAACTCCTAAAAAACAACGGTTGAATAAGGGCTTCGGCTCTTATTCTTTTTTATTATCTTAATATTAATATTATCTTTTGTCAATAAATATTATAGTTTTATATGCTTTTTACTAAAAAAATTGCACACAAAAAACTAGACTAAAAATTAATCTAACCTAGCTCAAATTTATTTAAATCTTTATGCAATAACTCAATGCAATCCACCCACTTGGAGTTAATCCAAATCCATTTCGAACCTTTGTTACTGTTGTTACTACTCCACGTCTTAATCCATTAGTATATTGATTTCCTAATCTTTTATTTTGGTATCTTGCATTTGCTGTTAATTGTTTATATCCTTTTATTTTATACTTTGTACCTGCTCCTGTTCTAACATTTAAGACACTAGCATTTACTTTGTATTTTCCTACTGTATATTTAACACTAGGATTTGTTTTTACAGTATTTTGAGTTGAAGGTATATAGCTTGTTAAGTAATTACTAGAAACCCATTTATCTGTTCCTACTCTACTCCAGCCATCTTTTGTTTCATATACCAATATTGCCGTTCCATATTTATAAGAACCTATTATACTTCCATTTATATTATTTCTTATATTTAATCCTATTTTTGCATTTACATATCTAGTATATGCTTGTGTATTTACTGGTTGTTTATTTTCTTGTATATCCCCACTATATTGATATGCAAAAAATCCTTTATAATTTGCGTATCTTTTAAAGTTATCTATACTTACATAAACCTTATTGCCATCAACTATTGCTTTTCCTCTTCTTGTGGCTGTATCAAATTTGCCAGCATACAAATACGGATCATATATTTCTATCATTCCATTTTCTACTTTTGTTAGCAAAATAAAATGACCACCTGTAGTAAATAATCCATTACCACAACTAGCCACAACATAGTTTTGATTTTCTAACAATTGTATTGCCTTTTGAATATCTGTTGTTTCCTGATATACAATATCAAATGTATCTGCCACAAATCTAAAAGCACTCCAATAAGTTCCATTGTTTGCACTTCTATATCCATATTTTACAAATAAATCACACATTTCAGGTGGTGTTATCGTTCCTTTTACTGCCGTTACTACCATAGCTGCACAAGTAGGACCACACCCACTTGTTCCAATTGTTTGATTTGTATTACTTATACTAGAATACATATTATAACGCCATCTGTTATCTATTTGTGAATAATACGTTAATCCTTGATAATTTCCTAATACAACATTTGGATAATCTTCTGTACCATTATAAGCTATTTCTCCTTGTTCTTCAAATTTTTCATCTTCTACTGTTTGCTCCTTAGATACTTCGTTTTCTTGTTCTACCGTTTGCTCTTCTATAGTCTTAGATGGTAATTCTTCTACCTCTTGTTCAGTCATATTGTATGTACTTATATTGTTTTTTATTTCATTTACAGCACCATTTATTATTTCATTTTCTGCTTTATCTTCGTTTGCTCTATAAAAACCTAAACTGCTTAAAATTCCAATCAAAAGTGCAGAAACAATTAAAACTATTTTTCTTTTTTGTTCATTACTCACTATTTATCACCTCTCTTAATCAATAATTTCAAATTCTTTCACTCTGTCTATTAACGCTTCTACAAACGCATTTCCTTTTAATTTAAAATAAATTTCAGCACTATGTTCTATACTCTCCAGCTCATAATGTGATATTTTTTTATCTGCTTTACATCTATCATATATTGTTAATATATCATTTCTTAAGCTACATTTTGTTGCTTCTATCATAGACATACAAAAACTAAACATTGCAATTATAAATGTTCCTAAAAATGTAATTAAAAACCAATATTCTTTTAAAATTTCCAATATTTGCATAATTTTCACCTTTTATTCATACCCTTCTATTCTATTTATTACTATGCTGTTATTATATGATATGCTTTTGTCAGAAAATTCATAATTAATTTGCCCTGTTCCGGTCATTGTTTTTCCTGTTATTGCATACATTCTAAGTTTCAGATTGAAATACACTCCTCCATTGTAATATGCATCAAGAGCTATTTTTAGTGTATTTTCTTTTGAATGATTTCCTATTGTTCTACAATATGAAGCACCATCATTATCCTTATAATATATTTTTATAATTCTATAATTAGAAATATCATCTCTTAAAGTTATATCTCCATTTGTACTACCTTCAAATAGTACTATTGGAGTTATTTTATAATCTACATCATTTATGCTGTTTTCTAACCCATTCATTGCTTCTTCTGTATTATCTTCCATCTTTTTTAAATTTTCTGCTGAAAGTGGTGTTTCTCCACTATACTGTTCAGGCTCTACTTCATAAATATTTTCACCTATCGTCACAGTAGCTTTTGACACTAAATTGCCATTTTTCCATCCAATTCTTTTTAATTCCATTTTTCTATCTCCTTTCTATTTTTGTTTTTATTTCAAATAGTCCTTTTGCTGTTTCTTCATGATAGCTTAATGTATAATATTCGTCTAAAAATATTACCTTTGCATTTCCTGTTTCCTTGTTTCTATACATGAAATATAACCTATATTTATATATAATATATTTAAAGTTAGCATAAAGTGGATATTTACTATTTCCTGCATAACTTCCTATGCTTGGATAAAACTCTTTTTTAGAATATTCTGCAAGCGGATACCTATTGCTATTTGAATAAATTTTAGTGCACGGATAATATGTATTTCCAACTTTTTTATTTAACTTAAATCCAAACTCTTTATCATTTTCTTTTATTATATTGATGTCTTTATCTATTATAAATTCTTCATTCATAACTCCTCTTACATTTCCAAAGCCAACAGAATATAAAGTAGCCCAAACTGGTTCATATTCTATTACCTCCTCAATTTTATTTCCTTTAAAAATATTAGAGAATGGCGCTAAATGGAGTGGCAAATCAATTCCATCTACCACTCCATCTGTTGTTATTATATCTCTTCTAAATATTGACAACGGTTCATTATTTTCAATAGATATTTGATAATTAGATAAATCCACACATGCAAATACTGTCCTATTATTACCAAATCCTACTGCCATGATTTTTTTATTTGCAAAATCGTTTAAATTTAATGTCTCTTGACTTATTTCGTCATAGAAAAATTCTTGTAGTGTAACTTCATAGTCTGTTGTTACACTACTTTCATTTCCTTCTATACTTTTCTTAGTTATCTTTATTAAAATATCAAAGTCTTCCATACCAGCATTTTTTACATCTGTCAACTCGTTATCAAATTTTATATAACAGTATTCAAAATTTTTATCACAGTTTGTTGTATATAATCTATTGATTGTCAGAGGGTCTGATTCATCAATATCAAACAATAAATATTGTGCTTTACTAAAAAGCGATAAATATTCATCATAAATATAATTATGAACTGTAATTTCTTGCCTTTTATTTTTTATTTTTATGTATTTATTTTCAAATTTCATCATTGTATCACCTCGTGACTCTCTGCAAATTCTTCTTGATTATAATGTGTTAAATATAAATGATATGTCTTATCGTTTGTTTCCTGTGTGTCTTCACTTCTAAAAATATCTATAAAACTTGATAACATATTAGCATTTTTACATGTTACAATATATTCTAAATCATTATTACTACAGTCAATTTGTATATCTGTTACTACATATACTCCATTTACTATCATCTTATTGATTTTTATGGTATCTCCTACTTTGAATACATCTTCATCTGTTTTTAATTCAACTTGTCCATCTAATTTTAATCCGTTTTTATTCATATACGTAGTACCTATTTCTCTTAATTCTTGTGCTGTTTTCCAACTTTCTTTCATATCCACCGTAGTCTCTACTATTCCTGTCTTGCTAATTCTATTTTTTTCTTCATTTATTGCTTTATTATTATAAAATTTATTAATGCTCCATACTAGTACACTATCTGAGCTAATATATTTTATTGCTTTTAATGTCTTTTGACCGTTATATTTTATTCCTACAATTAAATTAGAAAAGAAACTATCTTTTATTAATAAAAATTCTTTATCTTTACCTTCTTCATTCTCAATTCCTAGATTGTCTGATAAAACTACAGTATCTTTTTCTTTATCATATAATATACTAATATTAAATACTGTATTGTCTGTATACACTCCTCCAAGTCTTAGTGCTGCTGCATTACCATCGCTTTCGCCTCTACTATACACAGATTTCAAAATATTTTCTTTCTTTATATCTACGGGTATTTCTAATGTTATCTGCTCTCCATTTTTTATATTAGATATTTGTTCAACTATCAATGGATTAAAATTTTGAGTCATTATTTTCATATTGCTATCTGAAAATTCAACTCTCGAATATTCATAGATTCTCACATTAGTAAAATTAATCACATTTGCATAATCATCTGAGCTTGTACTAGGTTTAATATATTGCAATCCTCTTATTGAATGTTCGTCATCATATATATGCTTTATTTTTCCTTCATTCCAAATTAACTCAATGTCTTTTATATATATATTTTTTTGTTCATCTATATTACACCAAATATTAAATTTATTGCTTAAATTATTTAAACAATATTCTAATGTCTTACACAGAAAATTAACTGTTACACTTCTATCTGTGACATTCAATTCTTTTAAGTTAAATCCATCATCTAGCAAAGGCTTTAATATTACTTTTTCTAATAATTCTTTAAGTTTATATGTTCCTACCGCCGTGCATGTTCGCAAAGTTGACATTTTTGAAGGCGATAACAGCGTAAAATTAATGTCTATATCTTTATCTTGCTCTCTTAATTCTGGAAAAACATAATTATCAACATAGCCATAGCACAATAAATTTTGTTTTATTCTTTTTTGTTTTTTTGGAATCATATCTTCTGTATATTTTACACTTATACTTGCTTCTGATGTCATATGATTTAGTCCCTTTTTTACTTGTACTTTTTTCAATCCTTTTTTCTGTTCATCTGTTAGTTCTAGGTTAACAGGTGTTGCTAATTTGTAATAAACAATTACTGGATTTCCTTCATCGTATTTTGATTTTAAAAATGCTTTGAAACTATCCACAGTTGTGTATTGACTTGTCATAAACCTTATACGTCTGAAATCATTTATTGTTACGCTATTGTTAATTTCCCAACTATTATTCCAATAAACACCTTTAAAACAATTTGATATTGCTCTTATATTTAGGTCATTGATAAAAATCCCATCAGCAGGAATAGAATACTGTGCTATTCCTTGATAAATATCATCTTGTGATACATCTTCATCTCCCGTTAAAACTAATTTTTTCCACTCATGATGTTCTACATCTTTTATATAATCTCCTTCTAACATTTCTTGTTGGATTGGCATTATTATTGATTGAGATTTGCCTTCAACATAATCAGTTTTTTCTGTGCCTTTTTCTATCATTGTTGTATCTATTGAGGTTAATCTAGCATTAATCCTTAAATAATATATATCTGAATTATCTGGCACTGTTAATAATCCGTTTTTTAACACAACTTTGTCTATATATCTTTTATTTTTGTCATAAAAACAATTGCTAGTCCCATCATGTTTGCCACTTAAGAAATATTGCCCATTGGGATTTACTCTTATATAATCACTCGTAAAAAATAAACTATTGCTTGATGTTTTCCCTGTTGTTCCGTTTAGCTCATATCCTCGAAGTGCTTTATTCTTGTCAAATAAATTCTTATTTACTATATCTATTTCTACACTATCTTTTACTGTTTCAATTTCACTTGGATAATCTGGCGAAGGCGATGCTCCGTATTGTTCAAATTTTGTAGGTATCGTACTACCAGAAACTAACATAACACCTACATTTTTTCCGCTTACTGTTTTTGATGTATTTAAATCACCACAAGCCACATATTTAACATTAGCGTCACTCATTAATGTAAATGTTACTGAGTTTTGACCACTTTTTACATTTTGTCCTATCCAAGTACTACTTTTGTCTAATAAAGCTACATAAGTATTTGTGATTGGCGAACTTAAAAACAATGTATAAGTTCCTGCCTTTAATGTTATCTCATTATTAAATGTATATAAATAAAGATAAGATGTTGACTTAGGTGTACCATTTATACTTTGTATAATCCCCTTTTTGATACTAAAAGTTATACCATTTTCTGTTGTTGTTTCTACATCTTCCAAATTTAACAAGTTATACCCTTCTCTACTTTCCTGCCTATGTTCACCCTTTATTTTTGTTATTTCTATTTCAGAATCCACTTTAGTTTCAAATGTTGTATTTTTAAAATCTTCTATTGTTTTCTCAATTGGTTCTTCTATTATTGTATCTACGTCTCTTTCTTCTACAACTTTAACTTCTTCATATTTTTGCGGTAATTCAACTGCTGTACGTCCAGTAAAATCACATTTTAAATCACTATATGCTATTTCTTGACTTGACTTTGTTATATTGTATCCGTCTAGTACCGGTAATTTTATTTTTTCATACTCTAAATATACCACTATGCTAAACCTCCTACTTTTATCGTTCTACATACTTCTGGTGCTAATATTCTTCCTGCTTTTCTTCCATCAATATCTACACTTCCATCTATACTAAATGTTGCTTGTATTACATTTAACATACTATTATTAGATTTAACACTTGCTTTTGCATTTATAGAACCTGTTTCCATTGATATTGCTCTATTCATTTCATATATAATATCATTATTTAGTCTATCTAACTCAAAATTTCTTTTTATATCTTTTGCAACATTATTTGCTGCTTTAGCGACTTTATATCTATTCTTATCAATTCCCATTACTAAATTGTCAATCATGTCTGGCATATATGTCAACTCGTCCTTTAGTGGACCCATTTTTGGAACAGAATGTTTTAAAAATGCTCCTATTATTCCTGCTACAGTACTAGCAGCACTTGATAATTTTGACCTTGAAGCATTTGATGTCATTCCACTTGATATATTATCAGATAAATCTGTTCCCCATTTTTTTCCATCTACATTATTATTAAATCCTTTTTTTGCACTATCTGCTAAATCTTCAGCTCCCTTTTTTACTGTAGTATCCATTCGCATACTATTAGCTATATTAGTAATTTCCTCATCTGTAGGCTTTTTTAGATTTAACATTGCATTATACTTTGTACTTCCTGTAGAACCTAATCCCGCTATACCTTCTGGTAATGAACTATCCGCTACATATCCTGTTGCTCGCTCTATCTTCTCTCTTGTTATTTCTGGCATTTTTTCCAATTCTTGCGAATATATTTTTGTACTTGCTTTTGCTAAAGTTTGCCAAGCTGAAGTTTCATCAGCACTTAAAATTCCAATTGTTTTTGTTCTACTAGCTAATTCATTTGCTAAATTTTGTAAGTTTGTTTGTGCCTGTGTCTCTTGTTCACCTGCAATCTTATTTCCTGTATTAGTATATATTTGTTGATATGTATCTAAAGCTTCTTTCTGCTCTGATATTCCATTCCTTAATTCTTCTAAAGAATTGTTTGACCAATTTTTAGTTGTATTAGTTATATGATTTTCTATTTCATCATATTTTCCTTCTGTATACAATGTATAATCATCTTCGTATGCTTTTATATTATTTGTATAATTTTTCACTGTATCTAGAGCATCATTATAAGCATTTATTACATTATGAACTCTATCAGCTTCTTTACTTTTTGAATCCTTATATTTCTCTTCTAACTCTTCTAGTGTCATATTTTTTTCTTTTAGTAAATTATTTAAATTCTCTTGAGCTGTAGATAAATTTTCAACTGCATCACTTTGTTTCTCTACTGCTTCTTTATATTTTTCCTCTTCTGCATTTAACATTATTTCCGCTTTCTTTTTGTTTATTGTTTCATCTATTTCTTCTTGTAAATTTTTATATCCCTGAATAATATTTCCAGTCATTTTATACTCTGTACCTAATGCATTATTTAATTCATTCAATATAAATGAAACTCTACTCTCATACCCTTCTTTTACTTTTCCATTCTCATCTACTAGTCTTGACAATTCTCCTCTCAAAGATCCAACTTCATTAATGTGAGATAATTCATTATTCATTGTTTCATCTATACTTGCATTATATTCTTCCATAGATTTTTTCATAGATGACATACTCTCTGCAAATTCTTTTGCTTGTTCTTGTTCTTTTGTTTGTGCATTTTTTAATGAAATCATTGCTATTGTTAAACCTGCAATTGCAGATACAGCTAAACCTATAGGATTTGCATCAAATGCCATATTTAATAATAACATTGCATCTTTTGCACCCTTAATACTTGGAATCAAACTTACAAAGGCAGATACCATCCCTATTATATTTTTAGCTATGTTTATTCCTTTTATTGCTAACAATACACAATTATATGTTTTTGTTGCAGCAATCACTGAGATAATTATTTTCGTTAACGCTTCTATTGCTGCTTTATTTTTCATACACCAATTCCACACATTTTTTAATATATTTACTGTTGAACTTAATATGTTTTTTAATTTTGGAATGTATGCAGTTGATAAACTTTCTATCTTTTTTATAATTTGATTAAAATCTATTTTTGAAATACTTTCTGCAATTTTCTTTAATGCTTTTTCTGCAATAGATCCTGTTTTACTTATTATGTTTCCTATGCTTTTCAAATCAGTCTTTTGCAAAGCATTATCTACTGTAGAAATTATGTTTCCTACTCCTCTAACTATTGCTGTTTTTGCATTAGTAATTGATGTTTGTATGCCACCAGTAGAATTTTTAGCTTGTTCTGCAAAAGATTTTATTCCTTCACTTCCATTTTTATCTAATTCCACTATAGTATTCATAAAATCATCCATAGAGATTATACCTGCTCTTAAGGCTGTTCCTAAAGCTGTTGCCATATCTCCACTGCCATCTTTTACTGCTTTCATCTGTTCTACAAGCTCTTTTCCTGTTGATGACATTGGATTATTTTTTGAATATTGTTCCGCCGCCTTCATATATTTATCTAAAGCTTCTTTATTTCCTAACATAGCTTTTGCTATTTGTTTAATTTGTGCTGGCATTGCTGTTTGTAGAGAACGCCACTCCATCATGTCCGGTTTTCCTTTTGCATAAGACTGACTAATTTGTTCTATAGCACTTGCTTGTATTTCACTTGAAGCACCTCCAGCAAGTATTGCATCATTTAATGCCAAAAACAAATCTACAGATTTATTTACATCTCCATTTTTTGAAGTAAATCTTTGTACTGATAATGCTCCAGAATCTAAAGTGGTTGGCAATCCTTTTAATCCTTCGCTTAATCTATTTATTGCCTTTGAACTTTCTTCTGATGAAATTTCTAGATTAGACATTACTTTGGGGAAATTATTCAATGTATCCACTCTTGAAATTGCTCCATCTAAACTATTATTAATTGTATTAAATGCTGCACTTATTAATTTCGTTATTCCTAGTGCCGCTACTATATTTTTTATCTTAGTTCCTGCACTTTGAGTGTTATTTTCTAATCCTTTTAGTCCTTTTTCAAACCCACTTTTATCTATTTTTGTATCGTAAGTTAAACTTCCCGCTACTGCCATTATTTTTCCTTTCTTGTAGACAAAATAAAAACACCTAGATTTCTCTAAGTGTTATGATATCTTTCTAATAATTTTTATTATTTTGTTTTCCAACGATTACCACAATCTTTACAAAATACTTCATATTTACCTTTTCCACCTGCGAATCCAGCTAAAGCACCAATTCCTCCAGTTAACAATGCTCCACCTACAGCTTTTCCTACTGAAAATCCTTTTCTTTTATTTCCTAATACTTCTATATTAGTACTTCCACATTTTGGACACTTCATACTTCCCATGATACTTCCTCCCTTTTATTTTTATAAAAAGAGTATAACATTTTTCCCTGTACTTTTGTGTCGAAAAATGTCGAAAGTGAAAATGTTTTATGTTTTATTGCTATTTTCTTTAACTAATAGTATAATAAATTTGTCATTTTAATTCCTCTAGTCCTGAAATGGAAGGAGGTCATGCTAGTGAAAAAACTTTTTAAAATTTTCGCTAAACTTTATGTTCTAAAAGTTATTCGTGACATTTTAAAAATGTTTGAATAATACATAAAGAAAATACTAGAGTCTAGTACACTCTAGTATTTTCTTGTCATTTTTTCACGCTGATGAAAAATTTAAAACTTTCGCTAGAAATGAGTAAAGCTTTATAGCTTTGAAATATGATATCTTTTAAGTTATCTCATTTCTTCTTTCTTATTATACTTGAGTTTTTCGATTTTGTCAATCATTTTAATGCTTCATATATTTTGTTCAATCTTTCTTTTTCCTCTACAGTTTTAGGTAATTCCCAATATTTTTTTAATTCCAACATATTTTTATCTTTTCCTGAATATGCTCTATATCCTTTTATTTTCACAAATTCCGTATCATCTTTTAATGATTTTAATAATGACTTAAATTTCCACCAATGTACTTTATCATAAGCTAAATCAATTTTATATTGTTCATAAAATGCTCCATAAATATATTCATCATCATATTTATACGAATATATTTGTTTATTCGTTCCAGTTTTTCCTGTTGTTTTATGATAATCATCTCTACCGCATTTATAAAACCAAACTAATTTTTTGCAAGCTTCTTCATACAATTCTAAATTTTGTGATAATTTAAAATAATTTTCCAAATAAAAAAAAGCAGGATAAAAATGTCTTAATCCATACTTTATCTTTTCTGAATTGTCAACACTAGTATCCTGCATCTTATTTTCAAAAGATATCATATTTCTAAAGTCTACATTTATTTTATATTTTTTTCCTTGTAAAATCACAAAATAAGGTAGCTTATTAAACATAATCATATTAATATCTCCTATATTTTCTGTTCCTTCTATAATTATTATTTCTATTATAATTTCTTCTTATTTCTCTATTTTCTCCATACATATTTTTAGCTCTTTCTACTTGTTTTTCCACTACGTTATCTATATTATCTATTAACGGATTAGTTGTTGCTTCTATATAGCTTGCATAAACAAAACTTAAAACATTAACCGCTACATCTATAGTCATTTTTTCATATCCATCTGCAACTCTTTTATTATTTATCTTTTCTACTGAACCTTTTCCTAATATTTCTTCTAATTCTTTTTCTGGATTACTGCTTACATTTTTCACATCTTTTTCTAATATTTTTTTCTTATCTATTTCAAATCTTATACCATATATATCTATTTCTACATTCTCATCTGTTTGCTCATACCCAATTTTCATAATATTTTTCTTATTCTCTTCCATTCTCTTACCTTCCTAACATAATTATTTTTAATATCTACCCTTTATTTTAAGCATTTTCTGTAAATGTTTTTGTCTTAATGTTGAATGTACCATAAACAAATTCTCCACCTTTTAAAGAACCTGTTATTTGTTTTTGTTCTCCTGCTGCACCATTACATTCTGATATCTCACAAGTTTGTGTGATTTTTCTCGCTTTATATGTATTTTCTTGTGCTTCAACTGGTTGCCATAAATTTACGATATAGTGGTCCATATCTAAATCTGATCCTGATTTTCTTTCATAGAATAAATTATACATATAATCAAATACTGCATCACCTTTGACCATATCCATTGTAATAGGAAATTCATTTGAAAATCCTGTTACTTTTGTTATTTTTGACTTTTGATGTATATATTGTTTATCTTTTTCTGTAGGGTTTGAACTTTCTGTCATTTCTGTTATTACTCCACCCAATACTATTTCATTATTTATTCCAAAATAATGTGCTTCATCATATTCCATGACATCTTTTAATTCTTCAACTGCCATTTTTAAATTCCTCCTCTTACATTAAAATAAAGCTGTAGATAATACGTACTTATAGAACCATCTTCATTGGTATCATAAGTTATTGCATTAGCACAGCTTGCTTGTTTTATTGTTCTATTTTTTAATATTGGATATTCTCTTAGTATATTTCTTTGATCTATCCAATCATTTAAATCATCTAACCAATCTAAATTTTCTAATCTTTGTATATCATCTTCACTATTTGCTTTTAAAAGCAATGCATATTGATATTGTCTATACCAGCCTGTATCTGTTATATATTTTAGTGGCAAATTTTCTACTCCACTCCTTTGCAAGGCTAAAGTATCTGTCTCTTCTGGTAGTTCCTCTGTATGTATCATTTTTGCTATTTTTTTTATTGGTTCATATTTTAACAACCATTCATTTATTGCTTTATCCATTATCTAACCTCCTTGCAAAATTTGCTGTTTGCATTAATATGCTATCCCTTTTATCAGCTTTCATTCTCTCAAAAGGATGTACACCTCTTAATTTACCACTGTGATATTTTAAATTTTTACTTATTACAACTTTCTTTTCTCCTCGTTTTGCCCAAGCTCTTCTACTCTTTACTCCTACCATTACTTTTCCTTCTGCTTGAAATCTAGCATAAGGAACATTTATTATAACTTGTTTTCCTCCATTTATGGAATGTACAGAAGCTTCTTGAACACCACTCTTAAACGAAACATATTTTTTTAAGTTATCAGCAGTAGTTTTACCCAGAAATTGTTGAACTTTGCCTTTTTCTTCTAATCCTAAATTTCTATATATTGTCTGTAATGGTTTCATACTCAATATCATACTCACTTTAAACACACCCTAACTTAATATGATCTGGTAAATCTTCATCATTAAATATAAATTTGTCTATTGAAGTTATTTTGTGAACATTCTGAGTTCCGTATTTTTTACTCAATTCTGTCAACGGTACTCTTTCTATTTTATCTTCAATCTTTTTATTCACAACTATATCGCCTTTTTCTGCAAACCACTTATAATTATACTCTTTTACATTAAAAATTCTTATGAGTGCATTATCAGCTGAATCTGCCCCATTTCTATTATGGTTCAATATAGATGTATTTCTATAACTAGCCTCTACGACATATCTATCCCATTTATCACCATTTTTATGGTATATTGTTATTTCTTGCATTGGAAAATCTTCCATAATATCCTCCTATAGAAAGCATGTTAGTTCGTCTGGTAGACAAGCAATTATTTCTTTTTTTGATTTTATATATTCTTCATCTGAAAGTACTTTAAAAGTTTTACTTACTCCATCTATTGAATATGAAATAATTTTTCTGTTTGTACTTTCTTCCTTTTTATTTATTAAATCAACTAAAGCACAAGCAGTATATTTCAACTGTTCTTGTGCTTCTTTTGGCAAATTATTTGTTTTAATTTCTGTTAGTCTTGTATTAACATTATTATCAATTTCTCTGCTTGCTTTTAAAATTAGTGAATTAAAAGAGTCTTCTTGCAATTTTCCTTTATACTCAAGTAAATAATAGCTATAATCTGCATATTTCATATTTATCAGCTCCTATTCTTGTGGTAATAAAGTCAACAATACTTCCTTATTAGCTTTTTTGTCATATTCTATTCCCAACTCATCTAGTTTAGCTTTTAATTCTGCCACTGTTGGTTCTTTAGTCTTTTGTTTTTCTGACTCAAGTTTAGCTAGTTTAGCTTTTAATTCTTTATTTTCCTTTTCTAGGCTTTTTTCCTTAAAAGAATAACCTATTCCTATTTTTTTTGACATCTCTTTACCTCCTAAGCTTTATGTGATAAATAAATACCAGCAACTTTATTTTTGTAATATTCATTTAATCCATATAATCTATATAACCATTTGTAATTGTCTCCATCTTGGTCTTGATCAGGTGTAAATAATTTCATTTTATTATGCTTTGTGTATTGTAACAATGCAGGTTTATGAATTATCATGAAGTTTATATCTTTTGCTTCTGCTCCTGCTTTAAATCCACCTTTTCTTTCTCCGTTGGCATCTTTACCGCTTAATAGTTCGATTACAGTCTTGAACCTTGCTTGTGGTACAACTTTTATACTTGCAAATTTACTTAGCAATTCTTTTGATTTGTAAGTGTCCATATCTCTAATCATTCCTAATAAAACAGATGTTATTCTTAAATGTCTGTTTTCTTCTGGTACTTCGTCATTTGTCATATCGTCCCAAGCTTTTGCAATTGCTTTATAAACTGCTTCCGCAGTATCATAACTAACTCCTGCTGGCACTTTTGAAATTCCAGGAATAGATGCATATGTAGCATATCTTACAGCGTCAACTTCTGGAATAACTTTCGTTCTTAAAAATTCAGCTGATAAGTTTCCTAATATAACTCCTCCTGTTTCTTCATTATCTATTACGTCTGTTTTTAACTTTCTTCCTCTTTCATAATTGAATTTTTTTGTTTCATTTGTTAATGAAACATCCCCATCGATATAACCACTATTTCTGTCATAATCTCCTAATCCATCCATATCTAATACTGGAACAATTATTTCATTTGCATTTTTTCCTGCTTGTACTAAAGCTCCGTTTATATCAAAATCACTTGTTGTTGATTCTGATTTATATATTTTGTCTAATAACTCTGGTGCGTTCTTTTTAAATAATTCTATTGTGTTTGGCATTTTTCATTCTTCCTTCCTATTTTTTATCTTCTTTAATTCCCATAGCTTCTTCTAATTGTTTCAAGCCATCGTTTTCTGACGATTTACTATGATTTCCACCAAGATTAATTTCTGAGCTTCCATCATCTTCTTCATCAAACAAAAAAGAATACTTTTCCTTGACATCTTTGATTTGTTCATCGATGCCACTTACTGTGTACTCTCCTTTATCATTTTTTTCATATTTAATTTTGTCTTTGTCTAGTTTGCTATAAACTAAGTCAAAGTCTTTCGCTCCTTTTATGGAACTTCTTAATGCATTATTCTTTTTAAATTCTTCAACTTCCCTAGAACCTTCGGCTTTTCCTAAATCAAATTGTTCCTTTTTGATTTGTTCAATATCACCTGTTTCTTTTATTTTGGTATTTAAGTTTTCAATTACTTCTTCTTTTACCTTTAGTTCATTTCTTACTGTTTCTGTTTTTGCTTTTTCAGTATTAACATCATTTCCATTCTCAGTCATAATGTCATCAATGATATTTTTCTTGATATTCTCCTCCACTTCTAAATCTTTGAATAATCCTTCTAGAAAACTTCTTTTCATATTCTCTCCTCCTACGATTTTCTACGGGTTTTTCTTCCCTTGAATTTGATAATATTTGCTATTTTTAACGTCGTATGCCCAACCAACGGTTTCTTTTATGCCTAACCGAAAAAAGGCAATAAAAAGAAGCTCGTCAGCTTCCAATATATATTAAAATATTAATAACTAATTTAATGTATAAATCATATTTTTTTTCATATAATATTGATTATTAGCTTAATTTATTGTATAATTAAGTTAATAAATATTTATTTGAGATTAGTTGTGACACCCTTGTGTTGCAGTTAATCTCTTTTTTATTTACGTCTATATATTTTTAATATTTGATTGTTTTTCATCAAAATAATTTCATTAACCCAATCTTTATGTTTAGATTCATAAATACCTTGTATCTGTTTTATTGCCTCTGATATTTCCATTTTAGTATTAGAAATATCAAAAATAAAATTGTCTGATTGTTCTTTCTTCTTGTTAATTGCATTATATAAAGTGTTTTTACTATTGCCATATATTTCTTTTAAATCATACTTTTTATTTTCTATCATATAATCAGGTGTTTTTATTCCTTCAGGTTTATTTATTCTTGGAATAATTTTAACAATTCCGCCATATATCTTTCCTATAATTTCAGCAACTTCTTTTTCTCTATTGGATGGTTTCATCAAAACATATTTTCCATCTACTGTGTATTTATTTCCTTGAGTATCTTTGTAATATTGTTGCTGTTCAATTTTATATCTTTTTGCTGAATTAAATTGTTCTGTTATATCTCTATGCTTTAATTCCTCATTTGCATTAATCTTTGCAATCTTCATTCTTGAGTAATCTTTTTGCAATCCTGTTTCTTTGCAAAATGCTGTTTGTTTCATTTGTAATTGTCTTAATTTACTTTTTTGTTTAGACGAATCTATTCCTGCTTTATCCAACGTCTGTATACTACGTTTAATCTTTCTTATATTATTTTCATAACTTCTTTGTATTTGAGTTGCTTTATAATATGGTACTTGTTTTCCATTTAATGTAACTGTTGTATTTTTAAATTCTTTTAATTCCTTATTATTATAAATTGGTTCGGAAATTCCTAGTATTATTCCAAAATATGTATGTCTACAGTTGTATTCTTCCCATAAATCAGCTACATCGGACCATAATCCCAAATTATACTTTTCAGCATCTTTTACATTTATAGCATATTGTTGTCCTTGAGCTTCGGCATGAGTAGGTCTAGCTCCTAAATGAGCTGTAACTTCATATCCATTGCACCCTAAGCTTTCTTCAATATCTCTATTTATACTGTTAGCTGTTTCATGTATGCCACTCAATACATTTCTTCTTACTGCAACTTCTAATTGAACATTTCTTCCTAGTTTATCTTTTAATGTTATTCCTTGGTCAGCTAATCTTTGTACTGCTATATTGATTGCTGTATTATAATTAAATGCTCCTGTTACAGCTTTCATATATGCCTCATCTATTTCTTTAACATAAGCTTGCTGACTTTGAAAAGCTATTGTATTTGTCATATTTTTTAATGTTTTATGCGTTTGTTTTAATCCTTGATTAAGTATTTTATATTGAATTTCACTTAATTTAAATGGTTTCCCCCTATATTCATATAATTCTTTATATCCCTGCATATCTTCTTTAGCCATGTTCTCAAATAATAGTTTTAATGCATTCTTAGTTTCATTTGTTAATGCTAATGTCTTTTCTAAAGCCTCATTAAATATTTCTGTGCCATTTGTTTGTAACAATATTTTCATTTGTTTTTTGCTTACTGATGTAATATCATTCATCACACTTATTCTACTTATTATATCTGCTGTTATTTCTATATTTAATCTATTATATAGCTCTACAACATCATTAAATTCTATTAAATTTAAATATTCAGGTGTTAACATTTAAAGCACCTCTACTCTTCTATATCTTCAATTTCTTCATCATTTACCATTGCTTTTGCAACTTCTTCTGTTTCTCCTAGAAATTTAACTCTATATTCCCATGCTTGTCTTATTCCCTGTGCTATATCTTGTCTAAATTCTTGTTTTACTGTTTCTGTGTCAACCATAAAACCATCTTTATCTGTTATTGTTACAATACAATCTTCTGTTACTTTTTCTTTGAATAATACTCTTCTTAGTAAAAGAATAGCTTTGCATATTCCACTTACAAATTCATCAACACTCTTGCGGTGTTTGTTAGCGTTTTCGATTAAGTCCTGTCTATCTCCAACGTATTGAGTTGCAGTCACTACCGAATTTCCATTAAATTCATAATATTTTGTTCCTAGCCCTGCCTTAAAACTTAGCATATTCAAAGCAAATTGTATTCCTTCTTTATCTTCTTGTACTCTTAACTCTGGATTGTATTCTGTTACAACTGGATTTTCTTTTATGTTACTTATTTCAGTATCTCCATATACAGCCCACTGTTGTTTCATTACGTCATCAGGATATACCTCATATTCTTCTTCTCTTATATTTCCTTCTGTATCTTTTATTTGCCTCGTCTTAGTTCTTGTTATTTTTTTGTTATAGAATACTTTTTTCCCTCCAAGGTAAAAGTCCATAACAAAATTATTATATGTAATATCACAGGCCATAAGTTGATCAATTGCAGTTCCATATACACTAAATCCCATCCCATTTACATTGTTGTATTCTGTATCAATTGGGTTTGCTATCGCTGGCTTTAAGATACTAAATAAAGGCACACTAGAATCAACTGTATAACTCTTAGCTATGCCCTCTTTTTTTATTTCATTTCCGTTTTCATCTAAATAATTATTAGATATTTCGTATATTTCTTGATTTAATTTTTCATTACATTTTAATTGATGTAACTCAATATAATATTCCTTTTTACTGTCTATAGTATTTTCACTTACAAAAGCAACATCAATTATTACTCCATGTTCAACTTTTAAAGGCACAATTTGGTTTGCGTCTAAATAAATAATATCTAGCTTTGTTCTTTTATCCGCATATAACCTTCCTTGTTTATCTACCTTTGCATGTTTAACTCTCATTGTTGCCCCAGCTGTTCCCATTGCCATTGCCTTTTCTATCGCTATTGGTAAGTCTTTATATACTTTTAATATCTTTAACTGATTATTTAAATATTCATTATTTACCTCAGTTTGTTCGTCCGTGTTCGCTTTTGTTGTTATTTCGTCTCTTTCTGTAAATAATATACTTGACCAATCCTCTGCTAGTCTTTTTGCCATGCCTAGACTAAACATTTTTCTTTCTTTTCCTGTTTGGTCATGATATTTATGAAAATCCACTTTATTTTTCCACCAAGATTCCCATGTTCTCACAAAATTATAATAATCTGTCGATACTGTATTATATCCTTTGCTTTTTAAATATTTTAATACTACATTATTCATTTTATGCTACCTTTCCTATGTAATAAGATATTTCTTCAAACCAATATTCAAATGAGTAATTGAAACTATCTAAACTATCTATGTCCGATGTTTCCCCATCATCTATCCACCTGTCGTCTTTCGCTTTTTCATCATATAAAGCTGTTTGTAAAGCTTCTATTAAAGTCTGACATTGTCCTTCTATGAAGCTTATTTTATCCAAATTTAACAACCTATTCCAAAGTTCAATCCTGTTCTTGATTTCAATCTTTAAGCTATCTTGAACTACCAAATTAATTTCATTTGCTCTTAATTCTCCATTTAAAGAATTGTTTAATACTTGTTCTGCACTATCAGCAAAAATAAAAGATACAGTTCCATATTTGTCCTGTATCTCTTTTATAAAATTTATTATCCATCTAAATACTTGTTTTGTGTTTGTTCCTGTTGCTTTCATTGTGCTAGATTTCAATACTTGTACACTTTTAAAGTTTCTACTTATTTTTGTTGCTGTTATACTATGTTTTGATTTATTTCCACCCCAGTCAATCCCTATACTTATTATAGAATTATATTGAATTGTAGTAGTAATAAATCTTTTATCATCATTTGCAATTTGTTGGAATATTAATCCTTCAGCATTACACCATTGTCCTAGGATATATCTGTTATAATATACTGTGCCTTTATACTCTTTACACATTTCCTCAACAACTTTTTTAGGTAAAAATGGATTGTCAAACAATGTATAATGTTGGACATATACATCAACATCACTTTCTAGGAATCTTTTGATATAATGTGTTCGACTTTGTGGATTTCCACTACCTTCACCAACACTATATTCAAAACTTAGTCTTGATTTTAATAATTCAAATACTTCCTCATTAATGTCTACAACCTCATCAATGTATAAGTATTTTATTCTAGCGCCTCTAAATTTTCTTACCATGCCGACATTGTCTGCACCAATACAATAAACTTTTTCTCCAAATATTGTAGCAATATTATTACTACCTATATCAGTAACTAATTTGTTCCCCCAAATCTCTTGAAGTGGTTCTATAACATTTCTTTGAATAGTCCCCTTTGATACGCCAGCAATAAAAACAAGTCCTTTCAAGCCTGCTCTTTCTCTGATTCTCTCAGGTATTAAAAATAATGTATCTATATATGTTTTTCCACACTGTGTTGCTCCTATTTTAAAATTCCATCTATGCGTAGCATTTCTTATATATTCAGCTTGTTTACTACTTATTTCAATTGTCTTGTCCATTATTAGCTACCTCTTTTATTTTTATCAATACTTCTTTTACATTGTTTAAATCTGTTTCATTGTTACCTTGTTTGTCTGTTAATATTTCGTTTAAATCTTTCAATGCAGAAGCCAGCATTTTCAATCCTTGTCTATCTATTATGCTTATATATTCGTTTACCTCTTCTTGTTCTTTTGTTACTTCTTTAGATGATTTCAATGCCTTAGAATCATACGTTACTGTTTTTGTTTTTATTTTTGACTTTGCTATATGCTTATTGAGTTCTGCATTTGCTTTCAATACATTAAGAGCTAATTCATTTGCTATAGATTTTATATCTACAATTTGTTGGGCTTCTTTCTCTGATTGTTTTTCTATTACCTTTTCTACTATTTTGTTGCTCTTTTGTTGCTCTGTTATTGCTTTTTTTTCTGACCAGCCTTTTGTCTGTTTATTCGTATTTCCAGTGGATTTAATATTTTTGTTTCTTAGAAATTCTTTTACTGATTTATAATCACTTAGTATATATTCTTTTTCTAATTGCTTCCAATCATATTTTGCCATCTACTCACCTACTTATTACTTTCAGCTGTTACCTCTTTGCCTTCTGACACAAAACCTTTGTCAAACAATTCTATATATCTACTATTTTCTGCCTTAAATTTCTTTCCTACTGTATATTTCTTTAAATCGTTTTCTATGTCATTAAAATCTTTTATTACTTTTCCTTCTATCATCTTTTTCATTTCCTTTCTTTTTATACATAAAACAATAGTTGTAATTTTTACACTCTGTGCATTTTGTTCTCATACAATCTTTATATCTCATTTTATTTTTCATAAATCATTCCTCTTTTGTGCATCTTGCCTTTCCATCTATTTGTATTGTTATTTTGCATTCTTTACTTTCTTTACATCTGTTACATTTTTCTTTTATGAATCTTTCTAATTCTTGTTTCATACAATACACCTTCTAAATCAAAAAAGAGCTTTGCAAAAGGGGCTCGCATTGCTCTTTCTTTATATTTTTCTCAATTATATATATATCATACTTTTAGGGTGCTAAAAAAGACATAAAAGGTGCTTTTTTATAATTTTGCATATTCTTTTATAGCTTTTTTTATTAGTGTCTTTGTATATCTATAAGCCTTATCTATTTCTACAGATACTTCTTCAACTTTCATACCTTCTACAAATCTTAATTCTAATATATTCTTATATGGCTGTTCTACCATCTTTATTTTATTCGTTATTCTAATAAGATTTTCTTCCTCCTTTTGCATAATCTCTATATGTTCAGATATTAATTCCAACAGCCTGGCGATATTCTTTGCCATTTTATCATTATCAGGTGTTCCTACTGGTATATCAGATAATACTGTAGTAGTTTTAGTAAGTTTTGTTTTTATTTCTTCTATTTGATTTATTTTTCTTTCTTCAAGCTTTTTACTATGCAAATATGAATACAATTCTCTTCTTGATTCTTTTTCTGTCATTAGTATCTCCTTTCGTCTATTCTTTCTAACAATTCTTCAAAACACATGAATATCTCGTTATAAATCATTTGTACTTCTCCTTCCGTGTTATTTACTAATGTTTTGTATTTCTTCATATCTTTTTTTAAGATATTTTTTACTCCTTCACTTATCATATAATCACCTCATTTTTCTTTTGCTTTATTTTCAAAATATTGCTTAACTTCTTCTTTGTTGTCCCATACAATTCCTTCTTCAAATATTTTCTCTGCCATTAAGTCTATTATAGATTTTAACTTTGGTATTTCATCTTCTACATATTTCCATTTATAATGTCCTGCCGATTTTCTTTTACCTCTGCAACAATTGCTTATAGTTGCACTATCTATTTTAAGTTCTCTTGATGCATTTTCTTTACTTCCCCATACTTTGACAAAATTTCCATCTAAATCATATTGTATTAATGGTTTTGTAGACTTTGTAATTCTGTTAATATTTCCTTTATTACCTTTACTTACTTTTCTTCCTAATACTCTATAAGAATGCCTTATATTTTCTTTTCCGCTAATCCACTCTAAATTTTCCACTCTATTATCTATTTTTACTCCATTTTTATGATTTACTTGAGGCAAATTGTAAATATTTTTCAAAAATGCATCTGCAACTATTCTATGAACTGATATATTTTTACTAACTCCATTTTTATATAAATTTACCAAAGCATAACCATTTCTAGTTACATTAAATTTTCTATTTTTATTTTTTCCTATCCTTTTAATATTTCCATAATTACTTACCAAATATAAATTCTCATATTCTTTAACATTTTTCCATATCTCTTTTGTTTTTAATTTGCCTATCAACTCCTTATTTGCTTGTTCATAGTCTGTCATGGTTAGTCCTCCTTTCTATCAAATAATTTGTCTAAATCTTCTTTAGAAGCTATTGTTAACCAATACATTACTAATAACATTATTACTCTCACAATTGGTATAAAACAAAATGTATACCACATTCCTTTCTGTCCTTCTTTTGTATATTTTTTATAATCTATTTCATCTCTATTATGTAATAATGTTTTTATTGCTCTACTTGAAGCAAAGTATATTATTAAAAATACTATTGTGCTTTTTATGTAATATCCTAACATTTTAATCCTCCTTTATTTTAACTGTAATAGTGTAACCTGTTCCATACCATCCATTTCCATCTGAACCATCTACTTGTAATAACTTTATTCTTATATCTTCACAAAATACAAATATTTTATATGAAGTGTCGCTATAATCATTTTTTTTATTTGGTTCAATATCATCACATATGAATTGTACATCTGTTATTGCATTATCTACTTCATTAAGTTTCGTAATTGAATACCACCCACTTCCGCAAATGTCACATCCTTCATTTGCAATTACTTCTAATATAACACCATTATCTAATATTAAATTGTCTCTTTCTACTTTTACTTTTCTCCCTATTAGCAACTCTTTTATTTCTTTTTCGTCACATTCATATAATCTTTTAATTGTTTTATATTTATCCACTTTTATTTTTTCTCTCTTTCTTCTATTAGTTCTTGTAAAGCTTGTCTTCTTCCTAATTTTATTCCATATTCTAATGTTTTTTTATTTTTTCTTCCGCCAACTATTGTTAGTGGTAATTTTTCTTCTTCTATCTTGTCTTTTACTTTTTGAACTGGAATATAATTTTCGTAAATTATTTGTTTTGCTTTTTGTCTTTCTTCTACTATGCCTTGTATATAAGCCTCTTGTCGAATAATTGTATATTTAGTTGCTGTCATTTCGTCTAAATTTGGTGCTTTCAATATATATTCTTTTAATTCTTCATTTTCTTTTTGTAGTTTTTCTATTAGATTTAATACTATAAGCATATCCTTTTTAAAACAAATCATATTTGGATAATCTCTTTCTTCATAATTGCAAAATACCGCTTTTTTGCTTAATTCCTCAATTGCTTTCTTTTCTTTCTCATTCATTTTTATTCCTCACTTTCCAGCAATTTCTTACTAAAATATTTATGTATGTCTTGTTTTTCTAATTTGTCTCCTCTACACCAATCTCTTTCCATTCCATTGCAATTGTTTAATTCTGCATATATATTGTCGAAGCAAATTTCCCAACCATTTTCAACCATGTAATTTTCCATTAAGTCTACTTTTTTATTTAGCTGTTCATTCTCTTTTAATACTCTTTTATAATCTGATAAAATATGTTCTGTAGAAAGTTGTAAATCCTTATATTGTTCTAATGTCATACCTACTGTAGAACCATATATTACATTTTTATTTGAAAATCTTTCTAATATTTTTACATATTCTTCTATACTATTTTCTTTCACTTAAAACACCTCCTAAATCCATCCTAATTCCTCTACTTTCTTATTTATTGCTTGTAGTTCTCCAAAAGTTAATTGTATTAAATTTTCATACTTTTCTTCTTCTAAATTATAATACAAGTCTATTCTTCTCATGTTGGTTATTTTTATATTAAATCCTGTATCATCAGTATACAAATATCCATTATATACTTCTCTTTTTTTATATCCCAACTTTTTAAACATCTCATCTGCTATTTTTTCTTCCATTATGTATTACTCCTCTCCCTTTTTATTTTTTTATGTCTTCTAATTTTTTCTAAAATCTTTATTATAAAAGCATATGCAACAACTCCAATTAGAAAAATTATACAAACTACTATTGCTATTATGTCGCTTAAAGTTACTATTACTTTCATATCTTATTTACTCCTCTCTCAAATCACATTGTTCCATATTTTATTTGCTCCTTCCACGTTTCTTTCCAAATTTTTGTCTTCTTCTTTCTTCTCTATTTCTTGGTTTTGGATTTTCAGCTTCATATAATGCTTGTAATTTTAATCTTTGTTCTTCAGTTAATTTTATATCTGTATATTTCATATATCTTATTTACTCCTCTCTAATTTTTCTATGCAAATCCTTGACCTTTTTCATAAAGTACCCACTTGTTTTTATCTTGCCTTTGATAGTGTCTTTCACTTAATGGTGCAACTAAATGTATTCTCCAATCATTATCTTCATCTTTTAATGCTTCTTCCTCAGCTTCCTTAAGAGTCCATAAATCACTTTCATTTTTTATTGAATTTTCATTATAAATTTCTTTTCCGTTTTTAGTTACTGTTGCAACTCCAAATCCTACTGCTATCAGCATTTCTTCTGGTGCAATATTATTGGTAACCACAATGTAAACATCCTCCGAATCCACCTTTAATAGGCTTTTCTTTTTTCCACTTCATATCTTATTTACTCCTTTTTATCATATTTATCCAATATCTTTTTATTTTTCATTGCTAAATCAACAACAGGTTGTAGCAATTTAGCTAATTCACAGCCTATTCTTTCAACTTCTTCTAAGTCTATTCCTTGTTTTGCTAAATCTACTGCAATTTTCATTTTCTCTTCTTCACTCATAGTTACTCCTTTACTACTAAATTTGCTTTGATTAAATCATATACTTTGTCTAATATTTTATATGGATTTACATATGGGTCAAATCCTATTGATATTTTTCTAGTACTTACTTCTACATAATATCTCACTTCACTTATATCGTTTGGCTCTGTAAAAGCATAATAAAAATATTGTTTTATATCTTCGTCATATTCAAATCCATACTTTTCAAGTTCTTTTAAATTTATATCATCTCTTATTTTTAGCATATCTATTCTCCTCCTAATAACTCTAAATTTTCATGTACATTTCCTATTACTTCTAAAGTATCTATATTTACTGTATATAATAAAAACCATTCTTCGTTATCTATGTCTTCTACTTTTTTACCTTCAATTTCAAAAGGCTTTATATAAAAAGCTCCTCCTATAAATTCAACTATTCCTTTCCCTACTTTTGTATCAAAGTTTCCAGTAAAAATATCGTAAGAAAACTCTATTATATCTCCGCTCATATATTTCTTTTCCATTCTCATCCTTTAGTCCTGTGTATTGTCCTACTGTTTCTGGATTTATTTTCGCCATACCTCCATTTTCGTTTAAAATAGCCCAGCCATTTATAATAGCGTCACAATAAATCCAACACTTATTATTTCTAGCTCTAAACTTTATCTCTCTATTCATTTTCTCCTCCTACTTTATATATGGCAATCTACTACAATTAAGTATTTGTCTTGGTTTTCTGATTTATTAATTGTTTCTGTAAATTTTTCTAAAAATAGTTGTTCACTATCTTTTGTACTATCATTCATGGCCCACCAGCCCATTTTTCCTTTTTCATGCCAGCCTGTTTCATCTAATAATGCCCAACAAGAAAATGTACTTTGCATCTTTGCATAGTTCTCTTTTGTTTCATATCTTTCTATGTAATATTCCTTTTTATATGGCTCGAATTTAATATTTTCTTTTTCTTCTTCAGTTGTTGGTTTTTGTCCTTCTACATAAGTTTCCCAAAATCTAATTGCTTTGTTATATGTATTTTTTATTTCTGCAGATTTTTTGAAATCTATGTCTTTAATTCTTGCACCATCTACCCATTTATAGCCTATTGGGGCTTCTCTTTTTAGATTACTACCTTCGTTCATTAAATCTACTAAATCAATTTCTGATATTACATCTTCATTATTAATTTTCGTTAACAATAAATTTCTCCAGCTTCCGCCTATTGAATACCAATCCCATTTCGAATTAGGATTATATGTACTTAATTCATTTCCGTTCATCATCATATTGCAAATCTTCATCTATTTCAGCTTGATATAGCTCTTCATCAGTTTCAGCATTTACATATTTCAATTTCCAATCACTTAATTCTTTTCCTTCTTTTTGTTCTTTAGAATAATCTTCTTTTCGCTTTCTTGCTTCTTTGATTATTTCTTCTTTTGTTCTCTCTATATAAGGTTCTACTTCTAAATTCTCATCATAAGATGCTAACATTTCCTCTAATTTTTCTTTTTTTGCAGTTATAACTGCTACTGTAAAATGACTCATTATTCTTCTCCTCCTACTTTATAGCAATTAGCCATATAACTTTCTTTTGTTAATATTATTTTTATATCTTTTTCACAGAAATATTTGCAGTTAGTACCGTTTCCTTTTGTTTCTAATACTAGCATTTCTCCTGCAAATAAGTATTTATCTGTTACTCTATAGCCATTCACAAAATCTCCAATTTCTATTAGTTGTTTACTGTGTTTTACTATATCTTTTTCGTTATAATAATTATATTTGCAAGAAATATGTTTTTCACTGCAATTTGAATTATTACACTTTCCATCATATTCAATTATTACTTTATCAATAATTCCATCTTTAGTTCTTACATATTCATTTACTTCAATTTTATCTTCCATATAACCCTCCTTATTCTTTCGGCATTTCATATACTTTTGGTATATTAAATATATTAGGTTGTATATCTATTTGACCTTGTAAAATTGCTGGTCCACCTTCTAATTTCAAATAGCTTGAATATGTTTGTGCAATTTCTTGTAATACTTCTTTTGCTCTTTCTTCTGTTTCGTATTCACCTAAGTCATCATATAAACAATTTACTGTTTCAAGTCTTATAAAATATGCTGTTTCTTCTTCATCTTGTGTTATATACACTTGTGTTAAATTATCAAAATTTATTATCTTATCCTTATCTTGACTTACTATTACCACTCTTTACTCCTCCTTACTCTTCTCATTCACTATTTCTTTTAAATTATCTATCTCAACTATTTTTTCTCTTATTTGCATATCTTTTATTTTCAATCTTCTTACATAAAGTGCTGTTTCAACTATTGTTAAAATTAATATTATTATTAACATTATTGTTAGTTCTTTTAATATTTTTTGTGAATTTTCAGCCATATTCTCAATCCTTTCATTTGACTATTCTTAGCTCCAAATCTGGATAAACTTTTTCAAATATTTTATGTTTTAATTTAAATACATCTGTCTGCATTCCTTTTACATCTTCTACTATTGTTTTGCCATTTTCTATATATTGAAAGTCTGCTATATATTCAATTTTTCTAAAAGTTTTACCATTTTTCTTAAAACTATCTTGTAATAAAAATCGTGGTTGTAATTTCAAGTTGCTTATTTCTCCGGCTCTTTCTAGTAATTTTAATTCTTTATACCTTCTACTTTCTTGCACACTATCAAAGATATAATCATCTACTATTACTTTTTTATTTCTGTATTTGTTCATCTTTTGCCTCCAGTCTGTCTAATATATTAGTTCTGTTATTATATTTTCCTTCTCTCTTTTCTACCGCTTCTATGCCTTTGATTGCTCCAATTATATCTTTCTCGATAAATTTATTATTATATTTCCTTGTTAAATTATCTCTTATAGTACTTAATTTATCTAAATCATTTTTAATTTTTCTCCTTTTTAGTCTAATTTCTTTTAACAATTTTCCTACCTTCGCATATCCTGAAGCATTCAAGTTATTATTTTCAATATAATGCAATATATCTTGTTGTTCTAAATCTACATTACTTAATTCTTGTAATATATCGTTAATTTCTTGGTCGATACTTGTAAAAAATTTATGCATATATTTTAATAAATCTTCTACTTCCATATTTTCTCCTGTATTCCTAAAATTTTTTTGATTTCTTTTATACGGTCTTCTGCATAATCACATTCATTTGTCCCTTTAAAGTTCGGGGCTTCTAACCTCATGCATCCGACCACATTTTACACATTTACCGTTCTAACGGTGGATAATTATATTCCATAAGCTAATCCAATCTTGGTATATGACTCATATTTTGAGCTACCATATCCTCTAAATAATATTTTTTAAAACTCACATCTTCTCCAAATCTATTCTTCTTTTTTACCCATTCTGTTGTAAATTCGTATCCTTCCTTTTTTAGCTGATCTATTCTTGCTCCTAACTGCATTATTCCTAAATCCTGATAAGCTTCCCAACTTGTTATACTTCCAAATTGCCTGATGTAGTTTATAATCCTGTCTTTTTGAGTTATTTTCATTTGTTTATCACCTCAATTATTTAAATCTTTTATCTATACTCATTAATTCCATAAATAATTTATCCTGTTCTTCTGAAGTCAATAAATTATACTCATTGCAATTTTTGCATTGTGATATAATTTTTATTCTTTCGTTTGCATGTGCATTTTCAATTTTCTTTTTATATTTATTTAATAAATTAATATAAATATCTTTATCTAGTCTTAGTCTATTTATGTCTACGGTATTAACTACTGTTTTTACTCCGCTTTTCACTACTCTTTATACTACTGTTTATACTACTATTTGTACTTTCAAAATTGTAAGTACAAATTTTATATCTATTAGGACTTCCTTTTTTCCCTTTTTGATATTCAAATAATCCTGCATCTATTAATTTATCTCTATATGATATGAACGTAGCTTCACGTTTCACATCTAAGAGTGCCATCAATCTTTGGTTATCTACTGTAACCCATTCACTCCACCCACATTTATTGAATAAGTGTATTATTTTATACCATAACAATTGTGATGAGCTTGGCAAATAGTTAGTTTCGAGCCATCGTTCGAAAGCATTAATTAAATCTATATAGCTCATTGCGTTTCTCCTTTTGTAAAATAAAGGGATAAAACTTATGTCTTATCCCTGTTGTCTAATATTTTTTATAAATAACTTTTTCCAATTAATCTTATAAATTCTTTTCTTGTATGATTTTTTTCATATTCTTTTTGATATACTTTTTTTAATTTTAAATCCATGTCTCTGTTGTAATGTACAGAATTATTAGACATATTATGTTCTTTGTGGCATAAACCAGCACAGAATCCATTTTCAATTGAAATTTGCCTATTAGCTGTACCATAAAAAACCTCATGAATACACTCCGCTGGTCTTCCACAAAAGAAACATTTATCTAGATTGTTTAATATTGAATATCGTTTCATTTCTTATCCCATTCTTTCAATAAACTATCTATTTCTACTTGCGATTTTGTTTCAATATTTAGACTTTTAGCTAATTCAACTAATAAATTTATTAATAAACTCATTTCTTTGCTATCATACGTCGAACTTCCATAGTAACAATGTACTTTAACACATTTATCCTTTCTGCTTACTTCTTGTACTAAAAATCCTATTCCTTGCTTTTTCCATATTCTTTTGAACTTTTCAAATGCTTTTTTTTCAACTATCAATGGTTCAAATGAACCTATCTGTAATATCCCATCTTGATAAATTTTTTCCTTTGTTATAATGTTTCCATCTTTACTTAACTCTTTGGCTATTTTGTCACATAAAACCCAACAATAAGCATTACTATCTAAACTTCGTTTTTTTCTATATTCTTTTAGTTCAAACTGTTTATCTTTTGCTTGTTCAAGTAAGTATGTTATTATTTTGTTACTTGTTCCTATCATCTAATCACTTACCTTTGCTTTGAAATCATTTACAATATTCATATAATCTTTAATTTTAATTTCTTTAGTACTTTTATATCCATACTGACTAAGTATTAATTTCACTACATTACTATCAATTTTGTTATTTTGTATTGCTAGATTTAAACTTTCTATCATCTTTTTATCTATCATTTTTTCACTATCTTGTTGTGTTAGTGCATTCGCTACTTCTTCTGCACTTGCTATTGATGTATCTATTCCAAATCCTGCCATTCCTAATGCTCTTCCAACCGCTGATGTCTCACAGTTTTCTATATAGCTTGTCTTATTTATAAATGAACTATTTTCTTTTTCATATGCTGTTCCTGTTCCTAAAACTTTTCCTTTATCATCTTTTATAGTTGCTTTAAATATGCATATACCACTTTCATTATTAATTAATTCTGTTTCTATACTTCCTTGTGGGTATAACATTCTAAATGCTTTTATTCTTTGATTTACTTCAATATAAGCCTTTCCTTTTATATTTGTTGTTAATAAAGTTCTATTCACTTTATCTATATCTTCAAATTTAATATCTGCCATATTATTCTTCCTCCATTACTCTTTTTACCCAATTTCCACTGAAAAACCATTCTACTGTTTCTTTTATATTTTCTATTTGTTCTATTGTCATTTCTCCATTTTCACCTCTGGGTTCTATAGTCACACCTAATTCATTTAATGCATATTCTTTCGCTGCAAAATCTTCTACAACTTCATTTGTTTTTATGTTTTCATATTGATATTTCATTTTTTTCTCCTTTGACATATCTACTTTTTCATGCTAAAATATAAGCAGATATGAATTTATCTAAGTTATTTGAATTAGTTTTGATTTGACTGTCTAACTAATTCTTTTATTTTACTTAAAATTACTTTTTCGTTGTTATATGTATTTGCTGTTGCAACTCTTGTTATTCTTTCTATAAACTCTTTTTGTTCTTCATTTTCAAATCTAAGCTCTTTATTTTCTTCATATACTGCTAAATTTTCTTTTGTTAATTCTTCGTTTTTTGTTTGTAAGTCTGCAATTAATATATTTCTTTCTTCTATTTTGTTCTCTGCTTCTCTTAATGCTTTTCTGCTTTCATTTACTAAACTTTGTAATTCTTTTGTTTTTCTAAACATTCTTATCAACTCCTTTCTTGTGAATTTTGGAAAAATACTATATAATATCCTCGAAAGTGAGGTTATTATTATGAAAATAACATATAATGGAATATTATATAATGGATATAGTTCTCATATTACTATTGATGAACCTTCAGAATGTCCAGTATGTAAACACTCTTTAAAACCTTCTATCCTTAATACAGAAATTATTAAGGACAATAATTCCACTCCATTTATGTATGTAACATATTTGTGTACTAATTGTTTTAATCCATTTATTTGCAAATTTTCTGACATAGAAAAAATATCAGGAAATTATTCTTATTCTTTTAATAAGCTTGATTCAATAGAACCTCAAAAATTTAAAAAAGCAAATTTTGAAGAATGTATAAATAATATATCTTCTAATTTCGTAACAATATATAATCAAGCTCTAGAAGCAGAACACTATAAACTTAATGAAATATCAGGTATCGGATATCGAAAAGCTTTAGAATTTCTTATAAAAGATTTTCTTATATCCCATGAACACAAAGATGAAAACAAAGTTAAGTCTACTGCTCTTGGTTGTTGTATAGATACAATGATTGATAATCCTCAACTAAAAACAGTTGCTTCTCGTGCCACTTGGCTTGGCAATGACCAAACCCACTATGAGCAAAAATATACTGATAAAGATATTAGTGACTTAAAAAGATTAATTGAATTATCTGTTCATTGGATTACTATAATTTGCTTAACTGATGAAGCTGAAAATATAGAGAAGAAATAGTTATTTTTCTTCTTTTTTTGTTCCTATTTCAAATTCTATATTATAACGTTCTAAATCATTTAAAACTGATGCTAACTGATTTGAAAGTTCTATTGCATTATTTATTTTATTTTTTAATGTTGGTATATCTGATGTTTGTAAATATATTTTATCTTTATTTGAAAACATTTTTCTTTTCCTCCTAATAAATAGTATTTTGTAAAAATCCATATACAAACATTGCTGTCATTGTTGCATTAAACAAGATTGCCACTGTAACTTTTCCTATAAATGCATATACTTTATTTGAATCTAATTTAAAATTTTTCCAACTTTTTTTCATTTGTTTCCACCTCTTTCTTAAACGTTTTTCAACCATTTTTCAAATTTGCTTTTGATTATTAAGTAATTCCATTGTCCTGTTTTCCCTTGAAATGCAATTCCAAATGGAAATTTATCTTGCCTTAATGCTGCTCTAACTCCCTCGACACTCATTTTTAGTATTGGTGCTATATCAGTGGGAGTTAATCTTTCTACTTCTTCGTTTTTGTCTTCCATATTCTCACCTTCTTTCTTTTTTAGTATCGGGTTGTGGTTATTTTTGTTCAAATAAATACTCTATAGTTTTATCTTGAAAATAGTTTTTCTTTAATAAAAACATCTCTCTTTTATTCCATTCAGTCTTCCCTGAGAATTTATTTCTAAGAGTTTCATAAGATAAATTCAATTCAGTATCTTTAGAAAGATCCATTATCGTTAAATCTTTTCTTGCCATCTCTGCTTTTAAATTTTCAAACATTTCATCGCCTCCTTTTTACGATATTTCGTAATTTCTGATATAATAATATACGAAGTTTCGTAGTTTGTCAATAGTTTTTTTACATTTTTTTCGTAATTTTTTATTTACAATACAAAAAAAATTTGTTATAATGCTAATTGAAAGGATTTGGAAAAAATGGATTTAACAGAAAAATTACAATTTTTAATGAAAAAAAATAATATAAAAAATATTTCTCAATTATCAAAAGAAACTAATATTCCATACACTACATTAAAAAGTATATTTGATGGAGATGTTAACGATATTAGACTAAGCACTTCAAGAAAATTATCTGACTTCTTTAAGATTACATTAGATGAATTACTTGATGATGATATTTCTTTAAACGAAAACTTTAGATTTGCTTCCTATAATGGAATCAATACAGATGAACTTGATGAAAATGATATAGAAGAAATAAACAGATTTGTCGAGTTTATAAAAAATAAAAAGAAAAAAAAATAATGGAGAGATTTTATGAATTTATCTAATCTTTTTAAAGTTGATAACACTGAACTAGCATATCAACTTTTTGAAACACAAATGCTTGGTGGGAATGTGAACAAAAAATATAAATATTCTGTAAATAAAGTTTTAAAAGAATGTACACCAAAAGGTGACTTATACCCTGAAAGGCAACAGGTTTTATTAAAAATCATAGATTTAATTGGAGATCCTAAAACGCCAAAGGAAAGATTTATAGTTGCAAAAACTTACGCTTGGTCAAGAGCAGAATATAGAAATGATGCAATTCAGTATTTAGAGCTTTATTTAAATAATCCTTTATATAAAGAAGCTTATATTAATAATGGTTATGATACTCCTGAAAAGAATAAATTACACCACCTAAGTGAAATGTATGGATATCTAGGAAAGGCATATATAGGTGAATATGATTTTGACAAAGCCTTATCTACTTACGAATATATGATTAATATATTCCCTGAAAATCCATCTGCTTATATGGGAAAATGTGAAACATTAATTAAACAAAATGAGTTATCAAAATGTTATGATTGGTTACTTAATTGTAAAAAGCTGCCCTATTATAAGCTTAATAAACAAAATGGAAAAACAGAAGAAGAAAATTGGTTTCATTTTACAATAAATAGATTAATAAAAGATGTCAAAGAAAAAATAGATAAGGGATATATTTACAGGCCTAGAAAAAATAAAAAATAATAAGAGGATTGACTAATGGAAGTTTTAGATATGTATAAAATTGCTGAGAATGAAAAAATAGACATTTTAAATTATAAGTGGTCAAATACCAAGGCTAGAATATTTGAAATCAATAACAACTATTATATCGCTTTAGACAACAAACAAATAGACAATAGTATTGAAGAAAAAGAAATTTTAGCTGAAGAACTTGGGCATTATTATTGCAATGCTTTATATTATCTTGATTCTGACAATATACAAAAGAAAAAATGTGAATATAGAGCAATTAAGTGGGCTTATTCTGTTTTGGTTCCGCTTCAAAAACTAAAAGAAAAACTCACACAAGGTTTAGACTTGTACGAGCTATCGGACTACTTCAATGTAGATTGCAAATATATGATTGAATGTATTAACTTCTATGTCGAAAAATACGGTATATTAGTTTAATATAAATAAAAAAGGAATAGATGTAATCAAATCACCACAACCCGATACATTTATTCCCTGCAAACACTATTAAAAGTGAATGTATTAATATTATATATAAAATGCCTTCACTTTTCAATAGTTTATTAAAAATAAATTATAAAAACGGATGTATTTTTATTATGAAAATTATTAAGAAAAGAGCAAATGGTAAAGGTTCTGCAATTTATTTAGGTGATAACAGAAATAAACCTTGGGGTGCAAGAATAACAATAGGAAAAGATATTAATGGTGTTGCTATTAGATATTTTATTAATACTTTTAAAACTGAACTTGAAGCTTTAGTATGTTTAGAAAATTATCATAAACAACCTTATCCTATTTATATTAAAGAGGATATCTATAATAGAATAGTTACATTCCCAAAAGTACCATATCCTTTAGTTGCTGTCCAAAATCCTAAAAAAGAAATAATTGAAAAAGTAAAAAAAGATAACTATACATTTAAACAATTATTTGAAGAATTTAAAAAGTCAAAACTTCCAACATCAGATGAAATAAAACTTGAAAAAGAAAAACACATAAAACCTTTAGGAAAATATGCTTATAACTATTCCAGAGGAATGATAACTGCTTTTAATAATTCAGAAGGACTTTATGATAAAGTGTATAAAGATTTAAAAACATCTGATTTCCAACAATATATAGATAATTGTGAAAAAAAATTTGAGACTTTAAGAATAATGAAAAATTTATATATAAAACTTGATGAATATGCTTTTCAAGAAGATTTGATAAACAAATGTTATGCCAAATATATAACAGTTAGTAAATCAAGTTCTCCTTCATCTAATAAAAAAGAAAGAACACCTTATACTTATGAACAAATTCAATATTTATGGAATATCACTCCTGAAAATTACAAAGAAGAATTTGTAAAAGATATTCTACTTCTTACAATTTATACAGGTTGTAGAGCAAATGAATTATTATTTATATATACAAAAAAAGTTTTTCTGGATAAAAATTATTTTGTAGCAGGTATAAAAACTGAAGCTGGTATCAATAGAGAAATACCTATTCACCCAGATACTAAACTTATTTTTAAAAAATATTATAACCCCGAAAATGAATTTCTATTTATGATGCCTAATGGCAACAGAGCAAATTATGACTATTATTTGTATCATTACAAGGAAAATTTTATTAATAAGCATAAATATTTAAACCATCACACAGCACACGATGGTAGACATACTTTAAGAACAGAGCTTGAAAAACAAAATGTAAAACAAGTTATTATAAATTCTATAATAGGTCATAGTAACGAAAATGTAGGTCAAGATATATATACTCATATATCTATTGAAGAAAAAATTGAAGCTATAAAGTTAATTACTTATAAAAAAACAAACAACTTGTGCATTTTAAATAATAAAATTTCTTAA